TACATTTCATGCCCAACTCCAATTGTTTCAACACTTACAGGAGCAGGCGGAGCTGATGGTGTAATGGCAGATGGTGAATTATTCAGTATGCTTTGGCCAAATACAACTGGTCAAGTGTGTCCAGCACAATGTAGTGTTGTTGCTGCACATACAGTTGCTGCAAGTGGCTTTATGGTAGAAGGTACAATTCCAGCAACAGATACAAACAGCACAGTAGCAGGTTTAAATCTTCAAGGTGATGCTGCAAATGCAGACAACACAGGTCTTGAAATTGTATTCGGTGGTTCACAATTTGGTGGATATGGTGCATGTACAATTGGTACTCATGCAATGACTTTTGACGCAACATTCCACAGTGTTGACTATACTGATCAAGATGCAGTTACAATTGGGTTTAGAAAAGCACAAGAATTTGATGTCAGTCATGGAGGAATATTAGCAGCAGCAACAGGTGATCCTGGTTATACTGACTTTTGTGCATTTGGTGTTCAATCAGCAGATGATGTTCAAATCGCAACAGCATTAAATGATGGTTCTCGAACTTATACTGATTCAACTGACGCAACAGCAGCAAGTGCCAATCACAGATTTAAAATTTCTGTGACTTCAGGAGGTGTGGTAACATATTCTCACATTGGGGCTGCAGTTATGGATGCGGGTACATTAGCTGCTCCATCTTCTACGGCTGCATATACGTTTGATGATGGTGATACAGTAGTACCTTACCTTATCATTCAAAGTACAAGTGCAAATTCTGCAATCTTGTTGAAGAGTCTTAAAATAACTCGTACACCAGGAACTAAGTTTACAGACTAATAAATAATTAAAGATGGGGCTTCGGCCCCATCTAGTAATCTAGATTAGGAGAATAATTTATGGGTACATATTCAGCGGATATAAAAACAGTTAATATTACAACTGCTACGACTACTACAATCTTTGATGGTCCAGCTAGAGTTTTAGGACTTTCATGGGTTGTACCTACGAATGTTGGAGTTGGAACAATAACAGTGAACGATGATACTACCGCAATGTGGGTTGTTAATACACCCGCTACAAATACTACGAGTCACAAAACTCCATCTCATGGAAGCATAATGTTACCAGGGACAGGGATTAAAGCTGACACAAGTTTGAAAGTAACCAACTCAGTAGTAACACATGTGACCGTTTATTACGGATAGGAGGTAGCAAATGGCTAATACTACTTCTGGAACAGTAACGTTCGATAAGACATTTGCTGTTGATGAAATAATAGCAGAAGCTTATGAAAGAATAGGTTCACAAGTAACTTCTGGATATCAACTAAAAACGGCGAGACGTTCTTTAAATGTTATGTTTCAAGAATGGGGTAATAGAGGTTTGCACTACTGGGAAGTAGGCGATACCAATATTGATCTTATTGAAGGTCAAGCAGAATATACTTTTTATAGAGCATCAGGTGATGGAACAAGTTCTACTACAGCAGGCGGAACAACAGGAACATCAACCTATGGTTTGGCTGATGTTTTAGAAGCTACTCTTAGATCCGATAGAGGAGATACAGATCAAGCTGATTCCTCGCTTACAAAAACAGATCGATCAACCTTTTCAAGTTTAGCTAATAAATTATCAAAAGGAACACCTTCTAGATATTTTGTTCAAAGACTTGTTGATAAAACAACGGTCACTCTTTACCCGACACCTGATTCATCTAATGCATCAAAAGAAATTCATATTTTCTTTGTAAAAAGAATTCAAGATGCTGATGCAACTTATACAGATGCATCTGATGTTCCATATAGATTCGTACCTTGTATGGCATCTGGTTTAGCATTTTATTTAGCACAAAAATTTAATCCACAGGCAGCTCAACAAATGAAATTATATTATGAAGATGAGTTAGCTAGAGCATTATCAGAAGATGGTTCTTCTACTAGTGTTCACATAACACCGAAAGTTTATTACCCAGGAACATAATGACAAAATACGCAAAAGCAATCTCAGATAGATCAGGAATGGAATTTCCGTACAATGAAATGGTTAAAGAATGGAATGGTATGTTTGTACATAAATCAGAATTTGAAGCTAAACATCCTCAATTAGAACCAAGAGGATATGCAGGGGGAGAACGAGGTTTATTAAATGCAAGACCGGATAGAACTGAAAATGAAGTCATTGCAATTTTAGGACCAGATCCTTTTTCTACTATTTCAGCTTCATCTGGGATTATAAATGTATCTGAAAAAGGTCATGGTAGATCAACAAGTGATACAGTTAGATTTAGAGGAGCACCTTCTACTTCTGCATCTTTTAGTGATCCAAACAATTTTGATGGTATTACAGGATCTAATATTGCATATTCTTCTGGCTACTCGATCACCGTAGGCAAACGAGACTCTAGTGGTGATGTAACACTGACAGATGACTACTATTACTTTACTGTCAATACAGATACTGCTACAAGTGGAGGAGTATCAGGAGGGGGAGAGAATTGTTCGGCTGGTCCAGCAACTCTAACGGCATAATATGGCAGGATTTACTTATTCAACACTGACAACAGCAATTCAGAATTATACTGAAGTTGGAACAGGCGTACTTTCAAGTACAATTACAGATCAATTTATAGACAATTCAGAACTTAGAATTCAAAGAGAAATTCCACTTGATGCAGATAGAAAAGAAATGCTTGGAAATTTAACAGCTTCCAAAGACAATGTTTATGCTCCAGCTGGAACTTTATTTGTTAGAGGAATACAGGTTTATACTTCAACGACTGCTGCAACTGGTGCTAATAGCTGGCTAGAAAAGAAAGATATTAGTTTTTTAAGAGAATATGATGCAGCTGAAACGACTACTGGCACACCAAAATACTATGCTATGTCAGGAGGAGCAGAAGGAACTGGTGCAACTTCTTCAGGAAGAATTACAATTGTTCCAACACCTTCTTCAGCTTTTATGTACAAAATTCAGTATAATGCTAGACCAACAGGATTGAGTTCAGCAAATACAACAACTTATTTAAGTCTTAATTTTGGAAATGGACTTTTATATGCGTGTCTTGTGGAAGCATTTAGCTATTTAAAAGGCCCAACGGATATGCTACAACTATACGAACAAAAATATCAAACCGAAGTACAAAAATTCGGTGGAGAACAATTAGGTAGAAGAAGAAGAGACGATTATACGGATGGTGAGCCACGTATACCCGTTCCTTCTCAGACACCGTAAGGATTAAGATATGGCAACACTAACAACAACTATCAAAGAAGCAATCACTCTCAACAACATAGATTATGGATCGGAAAGATCTTTAGATATTTCCAGTGTCAACGAAGTTGTAAAAAGAGTTGTAACCGCATCAACAACAGAATGTGGATTAATAGGATTTATATCAGCTATTAGTGGAGTAGGTGTATCTGCTAATAAAGTTGGTTATGTTGCAGGAATGTTTGATGATGGTGATGTTAGATATATTAGAATTACAAATTTAGATTCATCAAATCATATTATGCTAACTTTTAGAGATGAAGATAACACAGAATTTAGAATGAAAGTTGACGCTGGCCACTCGTTTATTTATCCAGGTGATAATAGCGGTGGCGTTGTAGATACAATGAAAGCGGCAGGATCAGCTTTAGCTTCAGGTCTTTCTGACTTAGTAGATATTACAGTAGACACAGATACAGCAGCATGTGATGTTGAAATATTTGTAGGGAGCGCTTAATGGCATCGTCATATACGGTACTTGGTACAGAGAAGATGACAACCGGCGAGAATGCCGGTACATGGGGAACAACAACTAATACTAATTTAGAAATTTTAGAACAGGCTTTCGGTGGCTATCTTGCAAAATCTATAGCGGGTGGAGTACAAACAACCACGTTAGCTATTACTGATGGAGATTCGACAGCATCAACTTCTGAAGCTCGTCATCATGTTATTAAATTAACAGGAACCATTACAGGAAATCAAACAGTAACTGTTCCCGCTGACGTAGTAAAATCATACATTGTTTCAAATGCAACATCGGGAGCTTATACTGTTTTATTTAAAGCGGCTTCAGCATCCGGATTTACTTTTGCTGCAACCAATAAAGGTACACAAATTTTATTTGCTGATGGAACTAATATCGTTGATACGGGTATTGGATCTGTTGCTACATACGATTTAGACGGCGGTGAGTTAACTCTTGATGCTGATTCGGATACAAGCATTACAGCAGATACAGATGACCAAATTGATATTGAAGTTGGTGGAACAGATAGAGTTAGAATAACTACTGGTGCTATTGCTCCTTCATCAGCAGATGGTATAGCTCTTGGTACTTCTGCATTAGAATTTTCAGATTTATTTTTAGCAGATAGTTCAGTTATTAAATTTGGTGCTGATCAAGATACAACTTTAACCCATACTGATGGAACTGGTTTAACTTTAAATAGCACAAATAAACTTTGTTTTTATGATACAGCTTTATACATTCATTCAAGTACAGATGGTCAATTAGATTTAGTAGCAGACACAGAAATACAAATTGCTGCAACAACAATTGATATTAATGGTGCTGTTGCACTGAATGGTGCTATTACTGGTGCTACTAACATTACTTTATCAGGTGAGCTAGACTCTGCAACATTAGACGTATCTGGAAATGCAGATATAGACGGAACAGCTAATTTAGATGTTGTTGATATTGATGGTGCTGTAGATATGGCAAGTACTCTTGCTGTTGCTGGAGTTTCTTCATTTGCTGTAGCAGCTAATGTGGCACAAGTAGCACTTACTTCATCATCGAACGCTGTGGCCTGGGACGCAAGTGCTGCAGCAAACGCATATCACTTAACAACAGAAAATACGACTATTTCTGCACCAAGTAATGCAGTTGAAGGTGCTTTTATTTGTTTAGAGCTTAATCATGATGGAACAACAACTGTTGCCTGGAATGCAATTTTTAATTTTGCCGCTGATACTGCTCCGACTACAACAGACACAAATGCAAAAACTGACATTTTAGTATTCCGTTACAACGGTGCGATTTGGCAAGAGGTTGGTAGAACTTTAAATATACCTGAGAGTTAAAATATAAGGATTAAATATATGTGGGGATTAGTAGAAGAT